CGGAGACGTAGCCAGTCAGCAGCACGTCCGCACCGGTGTCATCCGCATCGGCGGTGAAGTCGACGGGCGTGCCGGTCGAGTCGTAGATCGCGACCTTCTGAGCCTTCTGGCTCAGCGTGCCCATGTGCTCCTGGTCGACCAGGACCATCTGTACGGTCTTGTGGGTGTCGAGACCGCTTCCGGGGTTGCTCATTCGAATGACTCCTTATTGATCTTGAAAGCCACCCAAGCGTCGAGCAAGGCGGCAACGTTGTCGATTTTCTGGTCTTGCCGGCGCTTCAGAAGCTTCCGGTTTCCGTTGGTGTCCTCGAGCGTAATACAGTTTCCCATCGCGAACGACATCAATTCCTCGTCGAAGAGAAGAAGTCGTTGTTCCGAAAGATGTTTTAGTTCACCTAGCGGAACAGACTCGCTCCGGACTCCCTGAATGACCTTTTCGAGGCCGAAGGGTCCATTTTCCGCCTCCCAGCGTTGCATGAACTCCTTAGCGTTGTACGGGTCGTAACCGAAGGCTCGAATGTCGTACTCACATTCGTGAATATAACGCTCGAGATCCTCGTAGACGACCATCATGTCAAGAACGGTCCCGTCCATGACGTGAAGGCTGCCTTCTCGGATGAACTCTTCGTATTTTGCCCGCATGGCGCCAGGAAGTTTCATCATCGTGTAACTCGACACGTAGCTTCGAGTCTTGATTCCGAAAGCCTCACGGGGAAGTGGGAACAGGAAAGTGAATGCGCAGAAGTCATCGCCCTGCGAGAGGTCGGCGCCCATTGCACACGGCATTTTCCAGTAAGTTCGACGGCGGTGCGGAACGGTTTCCTCGTACGTGAAGAAGTACGTGTAACCTTCCATGGGAATGCCGAATCGCTTGGCGAGAATGTCGTTGCGCGTTGATGGCGCATTTTCCGCTCGCTCAACGTCCAGTTGATAGGTCTCGTAGGTGACGGTGATGCCGATGTTCGGGTTGGCCTTCGGCCACATCGCCGGGTCCGCTACTTCCGCGACGTCGTCCAGCTTGTAGTGCCAGATGGAGACGTGAGGGGCGTAGTAATCCCCGCGAAGAATGTCTTGCAACTCCAGTTTTATAGTGTCGCCGCTACCATTTCGGACCGTTCCCTCCGAGCTGATGGCCACAATCACATAGTCATCTAGCTTGGACGCCCCCTGTTCGATGGCACCGATAACATCTTCGCGGAGATCACCCGACAACCACTCGTCAATGGTTGATACCTTTGGTCGAAGGCCCTGCAATTTGTTGATCGACATCGGGCGAACTTCAAGCAGGGAACCTGTCAGGAAGTTTTCGATGCCTTTCTTGGTTGAGACAAGCTTTGCGCGAAGAGCGCGAGAGCCAGTCGTATTTTGCAGAGAGCCTTCGGTGAGGAATTGGAACAATGGACCTGGTGCTCGGACGATAGCTGTCCGAAACGGCCCCATCACCTCGTCGGCCTGCTTCATTGTCGGCGCAACCGTTATCTGATGCGTCGTAGCAGTGTCGATGTTGAGGAAGTAGGACTGAATCAGCATCGCATACATCGACTTAGCAGCACCGCGAGCGACAATCAAATACTGCTTGTTGACTAGCCGCTTGCAGATCCTTTTCCGAACGTAGTGACCGCCGTGACCGTCCTCGTTCGGAGTGTAGACGCTTCTTTCGACGAAGTAACGCCATGAGAGGAGAGCTTCAGCCCACAATTTGAAGCTATCCAGCAACACCATCTGACTTCCGTCAGTCAGCGTCATCTCATTTTCACAGTAAGCGACGAACCCGTCGATAGCCCTGTCGTCGTAGTAGAACTGCGGGTCGGCGATGAGCGAATCGATGCGGTTCATCTCCAGAGAGATTTCCTGGTTTACCGGTATTTCTCCGCGAAGAACAGCGTCACGGAACCGACCGTAGTACTTCGGCGTCGCCGTGTTCGATAGCACTCACGTCCTCCTACAGAACTCCTCCGAGTCCGGCCTTCTTGAGCCCGATCTCGATCCCCTTGACGGCAATCTTCTGCCCGACGGTTTGAGCACTGCCCTTGGCGATCTTTCCACCGACATCGAGAACGTTGTCGGCAGACTTCTTGCCAGTAGAAGTGCGCTTGTTATCGGAAATCATGCCGTGGTAATTCCGCTCAAGGTTCAGCCGCTTGTTCAGGTCCTCCAATTCAGGGTTGGACAGAACGTGAACACCGCCGCCCTTCTTGACCCGACCGTGCAATTCGCTTGCGCGAGCCGCGTCCTCAGAAGGTTCGCCCTTAGCGCTGCCCTTGCGGTGTCCCCAGTGCATGCCGAGAACGCCGTAGTGCATAAGGAACGCTTCCACGTCAGCGTGGGTCACCTTGAGCGTGCCGTCGGAGTTCCAGGTGTCCGGAATCGCGCTGGTCATTTTCAGAGCAGCCGCTCGCTTCATGATGTGAAGACGAATTGCCGATCCGGAGTCACCAGCAGCCTCGCCGCGGCCCACGGCCTCGATGGCGTTGTGCAGGTCGGATCCGTTTCTGATGTAGTAAGCACCAGTTCCCGGCATTCCGACGCCAGTCTTAGCGAACTGCATGCGTTGCGCCGTGGTTGGTTCGGCCATCTTGGCCCCCTTTCGTGTCACGGGTTTGGGTGCTGGTTCGAGGACACCAACGTTGCCGATCATGGGTTGTTGCCTTGACCGAAGTCCTGAAGGAACTGAGCTTCCATTTCCATGACCAAAGAATCGTCGTGTCGATCGCCCACTGGCACCGGATCGGAGGGCGGGTTGATTTCCTCGGCGATTAGCAAGAGCCGACCCTCCAGTTCGACAACCTGCTTCTCCATCGCGTCAAGGACTTTGGGATTAGCTGGCGGGTCAAACCAGAGCCGGATTTTCTGGAAGAAGTAGGACTTCATCAAAGCCAACTTGACGTTGTCAGAGGTGAAGTCGGTCCACAAGTCGTTGTTGTCTGTGATCACGTAGCCAGAATTAGACCCCACACCAATCTGCCTTAGGATCGAGAACACCGAGTTGATGTGCACGACAACTTCGATGTCGAAGTCCGTGTTGTCGGCGTCGATTCCTAGCAATTTCTTGACGGTGTCGAGAATGCTGGCAGGATTGGCGGGCATAGGGCCTTCCTGTTCTAGGCTGGGACGCCGTCAGCGCTGAGCAGCCCCGCATGGATGAGTGAATTGCGAACCTGCTTGCCTGCGACGCCGGCGTCCTGAGGGATTTGCGCTGCGGCTTCCCAGTTGTGCACGGCCGTCCGGGTCTGGTCGCCGTAAATGCCGTCCTTATCGATGCCGCGGACACCGTAGACGCCCGAATCGCTCAGAGCCGTCTGCAGAGCCAGAACAGCGTTACCCTTGTTGCCGAACTGAAGGGTGACGCCGGCGGGCCACCTGGGCATGGTGGGATTGGGAGAATTTGGCGGGACTATGATCGGCTTGGTTCGGTGCGGCCACAGATCGTCGTAGACCTCGGAGACGTCCATGTCATTCTGGGTGTGGAACTGCTTGGCCGCTTCGCCGGCGTAGTCCGGGTTCGGGTTGTTGTCGTAGTGAGCAACCCAGGAGTCCCAGTCCTTACCCATGATGAGGCTGCCGGTCGCTCGCCTGATGTCGTCCATTAGCGAGAAGCTTCGGTAGATCGACGGACGGTCGTAGCCGCGAGCCTTCTGACGCCGAACCCAGTCAGCGGCCCCCTCCGGGGTCAGGTCGCCGGTTTCGCAGTCAGCGATGTCAGCCGGATTTCCGAGGACGGTGATCGTGATATGCTGATTGTGCGGGAACAGCGCGATCTGGTTCTGCTTCCAGGCGAAGATCCCGTCGATGTAGTACGCCACGAGATCCCCAGGCTGGATAACCCCGGCGATCTCGTCAGCGTCTGTCATGATTCCGTCATACATCTTACGCATCTTGTTTGTCCCTCCGGACTTGGCAATTTTTGATACGATTTGGCGATCCCAGCAACTACTACCAAAGCCTGGTGTCGCCGGGTTGTCTTTCGACTAGCGGACGGCGCAGAAGACTAGCGTCGCCGTAGTGAATCGCGTTGTGTGTCAGTAGTGAAACGGAGATTAGGTACTCGGGGTCGAGGATTGAAGCATCACCATCGACGATGTCCGCGACAGCCATCGGATTCATGTGATGCACGATGATCTGATCCGGGATCTCGTAACCCTCGACCCCGAGGTCTCTTCCCCAGTCTCTCGAGATGACAATGTCCCTCACTCGACGCCATTCGGTCGATGTGTAGAACGCCTGGTTGAGCCATCTATCGGATCCAAAGGTCGAGACACCTACAGTCGAGCTAAGCTTGAGGTACTCAAACCGCTCGCGGTAGTCGTCGATTCTCGACAAGTGACGAAAGCATCTAATCGAGGTATTCGACGTCATCGGCTGTGCCTGCGTAGGTTCTGAATGCTTCGAGTGCGTTGTTCATGAGCCCCTCCATCCGGTCCATCTTGCCCATGACTTCGACCTTAGCGGTCAGTAGTTCGTTTTCTCTTCTGAGTCTCTCAAGTTCAAGCTCTTCCCTCGGAGTAGCTTGCTTGAGAAAGTGAGTAAGCAGTTGTGATGTAGCCCCTCCGGACCGAATCTGTCGCTCTGCTTCGTCGTAGGCGAGTCCGACCAACATTTGCTGTCGTTGTTCGGGTGTTCTAGCCGGAGGTCTCCTAGGCCTAGAAGATTCAGAGCTGTCACCCCCTCTTGGCATAGAGTTCACCTCCTATGGATTTTACTTTCAGGGTTCTCAACGTCACTTCATCCGGAGGCACCAGCACTTTGTCTGTACTTTTCCGTCAGCGCCCGGAGGGATTAGCGCCTCGATCAACAGCCCGCACGGGGAGAGAAGGCTTAGACCCGACGGTTTTCCTCGACAAGACTGGTGCCTCCTGATGAGGTGACGTTAAGTTAGTCCAGAGAACCGCCAGCCCCCGGCTGCCTGGGGCGCAATCGCGGCTTGTGTGAGACGATTGCGACTTGTTGCGCTGGCGGTTCTCTGGTGTGTGATAAAGAAGACTGCCTGGAGCCAAGGAGTTAACCCCTTCGGACTTCTCGACCACACGTTCCGGGTGGAAACTCCCCTGGGAAATTCCCGCC